GTTCCCCAAAGTTGGGGACATCGAGAAAATCCCGGCCTTCGACCCGGAGAATCGCCTCGGAAAGCAGTTGTTCTACTATCGTGTGTACGCAGCAGGCGTGAAGCACTACCCGCTCCCCGAATATATCGGAGGGAATGCTTGGATTGAGGCAGACGTACAGGTTGCCAACTTCCACAACAACAACCTCCGCAACAACTTTTGGGGCGGTTACTTGATAAACTTCAACAACGGAATCCCGACCCCCGAAGAACAGGGCGATATTGAGCGTCAAATCAAACGCAAGTTTAGCGGTACCGACAACGCTGGTCGCTTCGTTGTAACCTTCAACGACGATGCAGCCAAGGCTCCAACACTTGAACCGCTGACTCCATCCGATATGGATAAGCAGTTCGAAATCTTGAACAAGGCCATCCAACAAGAGATATTCATCGCACATCGTGTAACGAATCCAGCGTTATTCGGTGTCAAAACCGAGGGCCAACTCGGAGGAAGAACTGAATTGGTCGAGGCCTACGAACTATTCAAGGCGACCTACGTCAACGACCGGGTGCGCAAAGTTGAGCGGATGATAAACTACCTCGGCTCCTTCAATGGCGTTGATGGTATGGAGCTTATCCCCGTTGAGCCTATCACGGAGCGACTAAGCGAACAGGCCCTCTTGCAGATAATGACCCAAGACGAATTGAGGGAAAAAGCAGGTTTGCAACCCTTGGAGAAACCTGCCGACGTGGTGGGACCCAATCCCCAACCCGACGAGCAACCGCAAGCCGTGGAAGCCTTGCAGAGCAACGACAACATCAAGAAGTTGTCAGGCCGTGAGTATCAAAACCTGATGCGAATCGTGCGTCAGTATATGCAGGACAAAATCACGCTGGAGATGGCTCGGACCATGCTCTCGGCTGGATTTGGCTTATCAGCCCAAGAGATTGACACAATGCTGGGCGTTCAGTCCCAAGAGTTCAGTGAACCCGATGACGACGAGGACTACGGATGGGGCGACGAAGAGTTCAAGGTCTTGGAAGTGGTTGCAAGCAAGTTTGGGAGCCATGCAGACGATTACGTCGTGATGCACTCCAAGCCAATGCGTTTTGACTCCAACATAGACGAAAATATCCGTTTGGCCTTTGCCGAGTTGGGCGAAGAAGAGAAAGAACTGGACCTAAAGATTGAGGCTTACCGCAAGAAGAACCTGGACGCATCGGTTGAAGAAATGGCCAAGGAGTTCGGGGTCAGCAAGGCGAAGGTCGCCAAGCGTGTCGCCTACTTGATTACAAAGGACCGCTACCCTATCAGCAGGGCCGTGGACCAGATTGCCGAGCAGAACCTGCCCAAGGGCGTGAAGGAAGTTGCCGAGCCTGTCTTGGAGGTCAGATACAAGTACGCATGGGCAACGGGTTTCAGCAACAAGGACAAGCGGTCGAGCCGTGAGTTCTGCAAGGTCATGCTTGACTTGGCTGGTCAGGGCAAGGTTTACACACGGGACGACATTGACGGGATTTCTGCAATCATGGGATACTCGGTTTGGAACAGGAGAGGCGGTTGGTATCACACACCCAGCGGAGTGAACAGGCCACAATGCAGGCACGTATGGGAGCAGCAACTTGTAATCCGCAAAGGCAATAAAATCACGAAGGCATGAAGGCACTATTCATAAGCGAAGAAACGCTGCTCGACAACTCGATAATCAACGAGAACGTATCCTACACGCAAATCCGTCCAACGGTTGTGAAGGTGCAGGAGATGCGGATTCAGCCGATTGTAGGCTCTCCGTTGTATGGGGAATTGATTACCCAAGTGGTCAGCGGTTCAACCTCTGCCCTGAACCAAACGCTCTTGGAGGACTACATCCAGCCTGCTATGATTCAATGGCTCTACTACGAGTTGCCCATGGTGTTGGCCTTTAAATACATGAACAAGGGTATGGTCCGTAGAACGAGCGAAGAGTCCTCCCAAATGAGCATGGAAGAGATTACCCGGCTCACGGATAAGGTCAAGAACGATGCCGAGTGGTATTCCGAACGGATTACCCGGTACTTGATGGAGAACCGCAACTCCTATCCATTGTGGAACTCGCCTCCGTCTGCTTTGGATACCATCTACCCGAACGCTACCAACTACCGCACCGGGATGGTCTTAGACCGCAACAGGAGGATGGGAATCAGCAACCTTGACTACCCCTACCCTTACGGTCAATTTGGGGCTTGTAATGACTGCTGACGATGGGTGCGCACAAAAAGAACATACTGAAACTGCAAAACTATGTCTTGGATAAAAATCAAGCAAGCCCTGCTGGACCTTGCAAATGCTCATCCACAGGTCAACTCGTTCGGAACGGGCGACCCTCTTGCGGTAGGCACGGACAACACCATCAACCTGCGAACCCCAAGCCGTGAGCGAATCGTCTATCCGCTCGTTTTTGCGGACGTTCAGTCTGCAAGTACTGACGCTGGTACTTTGGACTTGGTGGTTGGGGTATATTTTAGTGATAGAGTTGAGTCCATTAAGCCGATGGGCGGAGTGGTTTGGGCAGCCCTACGCTGGGTTGGCAGGACAACGAAGACGAGGTCCTAAGCGACCAGTTACAAGTCGCACAGGACTTCATATCAGCCCTTACAAACGACCCGAACGAGGACTGGACCCTTAGTGCCTCCGTGTCGCTTACACGCTTTGTAGAGAGCCGAGATGACCGCACGGCAGGATGGCAGGCGACGATGACCTTTGAAATCCCCTACGGCCATTCAGTTTGTGAAATTCCAACTTAAAAGACATTTACAATTAAACGCTAAAAAATGCCTACACCAATTTTACAACAGATGCTCGGACAGGGCGGTACGATGGAGTTCGTTGACGCTGCCGTGAGTGGTAAAGTTTACGACTTCGTAGTCGTCAATGCTGCTGCGACTTTCACAACTTTAACTGGAAGTGGAAGTGAAAACCTGCTAACCGCTTATGCGCTTAGTGGCAAATCCGTTTCCGCTGGCATCGTTATCAGCGGTCGCAACGGGGGCAAGATTACTGCCGTAACTCCAAGCGCAGGTTCCGTCATCGGTTACACATTCCTCTAAGCGATGCTAATCGGCTACGGCTACGGCTACCCGACCAACATGCTCCAAGGCGGAGTCGCTGCCGGGGTGTGGGGTGCTTTCAACGCAAGGGCTACGGCTGACGGAGCGACCGCTGCCGAGGCTGCCGTGAATGGTTGCCTGTTCGTCCGATTCGCTGCAATCTTCAATTTCTAACAATGCCGACACCATCGCTTATCCTTGTACCTGCACGCTTTAAGACAGGCAAACTCTACACCCCTGTCGCTACGACTTCGGGCGGTTTGGTCTTGGGTGCATCGGGGGACTTTAACGTTACCCGTGCGACGACTGCGACCCGTGTGAACGCAAGCGGATTTATTGAGTCGGTGGCTTCGGGGATTCCAAGGTTGGATTACTACACCAGCGGAGGAACGGCTGGCTGCCCTGCGTTGCTCGTGGAGCCGAGTGGGTCGAACTTGGCTTTGCAGAGCGAGAATTTCACAACTACTTGGGGACAGACGGCCCTAAACATAACAAGCGGATTCACATCACCAACCAACAGCAACTTAGGGGCATTAATTGAGGCAACTGCAAATACTGGCAGGCTTCGTCAAACATTTGCAAGCCTTACGAGCGGAGTAACTTCAACCTTCTCTTTGTTCGCAAAGTTAGGGACTCAATCAAGCGGTGTAACGCTTGTTTTTCAAGAAGGGAATGCCACTAGTTATTCCTCAGGTGTTTGTCAGTCATTTAGACTTGATACGGGGGCAGTCGGAACAAGCGGCACGTTGGGTGCAGGGTTCACAATTACTCGCTCTAACATTGAAAATTATGGAAACGGTTGGTATAGATGCTCTTTAACTGTTCAATTATCTTATACGCCATCTTCCGCCAATTTAACAATTAGGCCAACTTCGGTCGTTACTGCAAACCTTCCAGTTACTGCGAGCGGTGATAGTTGCTACATTTTCGGCGCACAACTTGAAACAGGCACCGTCCCCACCTCCTACATCCCCACAACAACCGCAAGCGCAACACGCAACGCAGACAATATCAGCCTATCAGGCGCAGTCAGCGGATGCGTCGGGCAGACCGAGGGGACGATTTATGCGGAGGTGGATTTGCGAGCGTTAAGCGTGGCGAGAAGTATTTTTGGGGTTTCTCTTAATTCAAATACAACCGATTTCGCTAACATTCAAATAAATTCTTCAAATCGGATTTTTGCAAGAATACGCTCAAATACCGGAACCGTTCAAGATGTGACGGCAAGTTCAACCGTTACGGGGACAACGAAAATTGCTATGGCTTATGACTCCAGCGGAAGCGTTCTCGCTATCAACGGAGCAATAATAGGAACAAACGCAAGCGGAATTGCAAGTTGGTCGAGTGGCGTTAATTTCGTTCATGTCGGCAACGGCCCATCCGCTGCATCAGGGTCTTCCCAAGGGGGATTCTTCAACGACCGCATTCTTGCTCCTGTGCTCTACACGACCCGCTTAACCAACGCTCAACTCCAAGCCCTTACAACCTAATGGCTACCTTCCGAAAATACGAATTTGCAGTTTACGCTACCTTCCGAACCATTAACGACTCGGAGGTCGAGCCTCGCACTGTTGTTGAACTCGGACACATCAACCCTGCAAATCCAAAGGCTTGGTGCGTTGACGTTCTTTGGGAAGGCAACGAACCCAAGAACTGGACGAAGTATCAAACTTGGCCCGAACCCTGCGGTGTTCACTCCTTCCTCGGATGGGACGAGCAGTACGCAGCCGACTACCACCAACACAAATCGCTATGAGATTATTCCGCAAACGCAACCCCGAAACACCCGAAACCCCAAAACTACCCTTTATGAAATCAGCAGTCATCGCCCTCCTTCGCCACCTGTTAACCTTCATCGGTGGAACCCTTGTTGCCAAAGGCTTGTTAGACACCGAAACCTTGCAAGAGATTATTGGTGCATTAATCACCTTGCTTTCAGTTGGTTGGATGACAATCGATAAAGTAAAGGTCAAGAAGTGAACCTGATAGAAACAAGTGTGGTAACAACCCTCGGTGCAATAGCCGGGGGCGTTGTCGCTTGGTTTACCAAGGGCCGATTCGAATCGGAGTCCCTTCAAGTAAAGCAGGCCCAAGCGGTCCTCGCTATGTGGCAGGCGACTGCCGAAGCGCAAAACAAAGAGTTGGTTGAACTTCGCAATGAGGTTGTAAGTTTGCGTCAACGACTTGAGGAAATGGAACATACCATCCACGAACTCCAGTCCGAGAATGCCAAACTTAAAAACCTCGTATGAAAGTAACCAAGCATTCCAAAAACGTCCACGCCATTGAGTGCGGACGAACCCAAGAATTTCTGCTGCTCTCCGACCTGCACTGGGACAACCCCAAGTGCGACCGCTCGCTATTGCAGAACCACCTCGAAGAAGCAAGACGCAGGGGTGCGAAAGTCCTCGTAAATGGGGACTTTTTTTGTTTGATGCAAGGCAAGGGCGACCCTCGCAGGAGCAAGGACGACATCCGACCCGAACACAACAACGGGCGATATCTTGATTCCATCGTTGACACGGCCGTCGAATGGTTCCGACCTTATGCAGACCTCCTGCTGGTCCTTGGCTACGGCAACCACGAAACAAGCATCATCCAACACCAAGAAACGGACATACTGCTTCGCTTCGCAACCATCCTCAACCACACCTGCAAGACCGACATTCAAGTCGGGGGCTATGGCGGTGTCTTAGACTTCAAGATGATTTACGACCCGGACCATCGCTGCAACTTCGTAATGCACTATTACCACGGCTCCGGGGGTGGTGGACCTGTAACCAAGGGAGTCATCCAAGACCAGCGAATCCTTGCGAGCATTGAAGGCTACGACTGCACTTGGCAGGGCCACGTTCACGAACTATACTATCACCAAAACATCGTCAACCGCTATGTGCGTTCTACTCACCAAATCTTGCAGAAACCTGTTCACCAAGTCCGCACGGCAACGTACAAAGAAGAATGGGCAGACGGCTACATGGGCTTTCACGTTGAGCGTGGAAGAGGCCCGAAGCCTTTGGGCGGATATTGGATGACCCTCGAAGCAGGCAGGTTCGTAGGCAAGGACCGCAGAGGCCCCGAATTACAGGTCTTTGCTTCCTTCAACCCCTGCGACCGCTTCTACACCGCTGG